TTACTACTGTTAAATCCAGGAGCGTATACTTTTGCTACTATTACAAGAGAATATACACCAATATGAAGTTGATGTTCGGCTGGAAATATAACTTCCACCACCCCTTGTTTATTTGTAGCAGCTGTATCTGCTAGATACTCAATATCGTTTTTTACAGGAATTTCTCTATATATATCATTCCAATCTGGATTTACACCAAACCCGTGATATGAAGCGAACATATGATTTTTAGGGTATGCTCTCCATGTAGGATACCCACTGTTGTGGATATTATACGGAGAAGATGCGTATTGCATCATGTGAGGCTCCATTGGGAAGCGTGATATAAAGCGGCTCTTATTTTTAAGATCTTTAATGCGTTTCTGCTTAAGAGTATCATTAATAAGTATAGCTTTCACACTTCTTATGCACACAGGATTAGTTCCAGCAGATATACTACTAGATTGTTCTCCTGCGTTTGGATCGTAATATAGTTCATTCCAGTTTACGAATGGGTTGTTATCCAAATTTTCGAAATTAGAATCTTCTGGATTATATACTATACGCTCAGCAATTTTCTTACCACCAATATACTAACGAAGTTCTACAGCAAGTCTTATGTCGTTACCAATTCTTATTTTCTACATAAGCTGTTATAATAAAAAAGCTAGAAGCAGGGCAGTGCCCTACCCCTAGCTTATATCGTTAGTTTATTAAGGATTTGTTGCGTTAGCTACCTGTGGGTTAGGCAGAACGTTTTCATCTTGCTGTACACCAGATACAAATGCATCAAGAACGGCCTTGATTGCAGAGGTATTGTGGCAGTAGATCTCAAGGTTCTGCTTTGTCTTGCGCTGAATATCATCAGCAGCACGATACATGTTTTCGAACTCGAGCGTGATTGCATCGTAATCAGCACCAAGCTGAGTCTCCATGTCAGGCTTAATGATTGGCCAAGTGCCTTCACCACGGTTCAGGATACCCTGATAACCCATAGCCCAAGCTTCACGATCACGTACAAGCTTAGCTTCTGCAGGATACTGCTGACCAGGAGTCTTGTTAATAGTTACGCCTTTGGGGAAGTGCTTGTTCAATGACTCCCATCCGTCTGCTGTAGGATCAGTATAATAGATGTTAGCGTTGAAACGAACCTTGTTAGCCCAGCTCAATGAATCTACTGAATCGTCGTCATCGTAAGGAAGAGCAACGAGTGTAAGTACACCAGCAGCTGCACTAGCCTGTACACGAGCACGCTTCCACTCCTTGTTGATCATGTTAGCCATGCCGGTGGCAATATTGGTCTCATCATCACCAAAAGCGGTTATATACTCATAAGACTCTGTCCACTTGCGATAGCGATGGGGCATATCTTTAAACGTAAGTCTAACGATAATGCGCTTACCACCTTCAGCAAACAGATTCTTCTCAAATGTGTCAAGGTTAGTAAAATCAATTACGATAGTATCTTCCTTAGTCTTACTTGCCCAATCAGAAGCTGTCAGAATAGAATAGCTCTTGATATCAGCAGCCTTGATTTCGTTAGACCACTTGATAATTGGACGATACTCTGTAACACCGCTAGGCAGAACGATACGGTTGTTCTTCTTTGTTACAATACCAACCTTGATCGTCTGTGCGTTACCTGCATTAGCTGCAGTTACGTCCAGAGAAGCTGCGTTAGCGTCACAGTTTACGATTACGAATTTGCCTACATGAGCTGAAGGCGTAGCCATGGCGCCAGTGTTAGTGGTAGCCTGAGCATAAGTTGCAATTGCGCTCGCATTCAGATTGCTAACGAGCACAGTATTTACATAATTTACCATATTATTAATTTAATTTTTTTCTACTCCCCCTCTATTTCTACGACTAGACCTAACTAGCTGGGGTTTCCACGTTAAAAATTATTCTTGTGTTAGAACTTCATTTGTGATAGTCTTGTATCTCTAATCTTGCTGATTTTCGATATACATTTGAGCAGCTATCTTAACTATTTCTAACCAAGTGTGATTTTCGAAATCCGTATAATCTTTCAACGGATTATCGTTTGTTATTTCTTCTGGGACCTTAAGGTAACCCAGCGTATATTTATTGATTTTATACTTCTTGTCTGTAAGAAGCCTAAACCCGTCTTTTGTTCTTATTCGCAACGGTCTTGCTCTGTGATAACGGTAATGAAAGTCTGTAAGAGAATTATTTATTCTGTACATAAAGTTATCAGCAGTGCACTCGAATACACAAGTATCCATTAAATGATTGTTGTTTGTATCAGATATAACTACATCCTCGTTTAGAACGAACATCATTTCTGACGGATATTCAAATTCATATTCATCATAACTAGCATGTTCTGCAATAGCAGGAATGTTTGTGTATACCTGTTCACGGAGCAGCTTAATTAAGTCTCTGGTCCTCTTCTCATTCTGTTCATAGGACGTTCGTTTCGGAGCATTTCCGTTAAAGCGATCTTTGGCAAATTTAACAGCAGCTTGATTGATCCAATATAAAGAATCATCGGTCAGAGGCTTCTCTAATGTATTGTTAAGCTTATTTATCTCAAGCTCAAATGAAGCTAATATATCTACTCCTATCATTATTGTTCCTCCTTCTTATTTTGTTTCTACTGTTGTTCTTGCATCTAACGTTTTCTAGCTTCAGCACCAGCTACATACTATACATACAAATCTACAGCACCTGTGACAAGATCGTCAAAAGCTTCTGTAGGAAGTTCACACGCCATACCAGTAAACAAATCCATATACTGTGGAGTTTTGTAATAAGACATTACAAAGTCAGTTGGCTGTGTATAACGGTCATAAAACACTCTCAGAGCGTTGTTATCATCAAGGTAAGCAATTGGCTACCTCATGATGCGAAATGCGTCCTACGGCCTTGTAATTAGCTCCTACGCCTTTGATTTAGATACTAGTGTGTTAGGAATAACTCCGCTGTTAGGCCCTTCTGATTTATATGAATACGTATCACTTACGTGGGTATAACTATCTACGTACAAACCAAAGTCTGTTGGAAGTGTTATAGAATAGCTGTTATTCTCTGTTGTTACGGTGTTCTATCTATACGATGTCAACAAACCTTGTATAATACGTTCAACATAAGCTGATGGCTTAGATGGAGAAGGGATATTGTCCAGCACTTTGTATATATCGTGAATGAACTTATCCTGATACTGATTCAAAAAAGAGTATATTGTTTCTGTGTCCAGCTTTGAGATCATCTCGGTCTCAGGTATCATGGTTTGTACTCTACGCTCAAACTCTATACCAAGCTGTCTTGTTTCATCTAAACTCATCCTTCAAGCGGTAATGTTGATATTTTGGTTTGTAATCTAGAAGACTCTACGTTTTCAAGTGCGAATGTTATAGCTAAGCTAATCAGCTCTTCTGCCATTGAGTCAGACAATTCAAAATCTTCTTCCCACGTAGAACCTACAAACTTTTTAGGCTCTTTTATATACGTAACGATTAGTTCCGGTCTTTCCTTATGTTTGTATATATCTATTAATAGATGTGCATCATCATGTTCAAGATATACAACCGGATTCTTTATCCACGGCATATTACTGTTGGAAGATTTAAAATTTTGTGCAATTTTATGATTTACAAGCTCAGCTTCCTCTGTGTTATCGTCATAGACAACTTTACCTTCTACGTAATACAGATGGTCGCCCTCTAGTTTGTATACATATTCATTTGATGAGAATCCTTTATAGTCGTACTGTAGATATTTTGATACTACCAAAGGTCTTAAATCTTCTATGGCTTTTGTATCGTATTCAAAAGGAACTCTTCTTGTATTATTGCCTGTAAATTTCCTGGCTATTAGCGCTAAATAAGCTTTGTCTAAAATCGTTGCGATTTCGTAGTCTGTTAACGATGGATATGACGAAGTAACATTTGCCTTGTCATACTCTATCAGGAACTTAATTTTTACATTATCATGCGTCATATCTCATTTGATCGTTAGATCACTTATTTTGTGTTTCGTTAATGATTGCGAGCTTCAGGTCTTGATTTTTCTTATTATCCAGATAAGCAATAGCTTCGTCCAGAGTAGTAGCAAACAGGTCTGTTCCATAGAAGTAGTTAGTCTTCTCTTTACGAATAACACCTTTAGCAATAGCCTGCTCAATCATGTACTCTGTATCCTTAGACTTATTGTTAACCCACTTGTCAAAGAACTTCTTGGGCTGCTTATCAACCAATCCAAACAATGTAGATTCTACAAGTTCGTTTGACATACGATCTGCAGACATACCAAACAAACGCAAGCACTGACGCATCTGATCGAGTGACAGCTTATCAAATTCTTTGATAGCATCTCTACGCAGCTTATTCTGCTTGTTCTGTTCTACTGCCTCTGCTTCACGATTGATCAACAGATAATCCTTACCAGCGTCCAGCTTATCCAATGAAGTAGCAACGCGCTTATGACCACTAAGGAACTTAATAATCATTGCCTGACGAGGAATTGAATCATCCAACAGCAAAGTACGCGTACCAACTTTTACACAGAAGGTCTGCCAGAAATCTGATGTCTTGGCAAGATGTCCTTCGTCGTAACCTAAAGCTTTCTCAAAATATTTCTCATCTTCTGGGGTGAGACCCGTATATATCGACCCAGAGCGGGTATAGTATGGTGCAATATAATCAAAGCAATTCTTATACTTAATCAAACCGATCCAGGGATTCTTCTTTTTAATTTTTAGTTCAACTACCATAATTTACATTAGAGTTGTTTAAACGATCTGTATGGGGGCCGAAGCCCCCAAGAGATCTGATGTATTGTTTATTATCAAATACCGTTGTTCTGAATTTCGGTATCCTCAGCGTCACAGTACAGAATACCACAAGACAGTGGGTTGCGAACCATGATACCAACTTCACCAAGGAAGTGAACCTGGTAACCATCGCGGCTGTTAGAACGCAGAGTGTTAATGCTGTTAGCGTAACCGTTAGGTGCTACAGAACCGCCAGTGTACCACTGAACGAACTCACGACCCTTGCGGCAAACCTTAACAATGTTAGACTGTCCGTCGAAGTTGCTAATGTTTACGAACAAGAATGTGTAAGACATCAATGGCTTACCAGTCAGAGGATGCAACTGACGGAACAGCTCCATGTTGTCGAACATAGGACAACGCTTCAGAGAGAGCTCGATGCCGTTAGTCATCTTATAGGTAGTGAACTGACCACCCAGAGTCAAGTTCTGACCAGAACCAGTTACGAAAATATTGTCAACCAGGTTGAATGAAGCAACCTTCTCCTTCAGGATACGATCGAACTCACGAATACCCATCTCACCGGTCAGAGCAACGAACTTACGCTCGTTAGTACCGAGGATGTTGTAGCAGAGATCGAACAGATAATCCTCGAACAGCTCAGCGGTCAACTTGGTGTAGTAGCGAACGTTAGCTGGAGAGATCTGCTCAAACAGACCAGACATGGTGGGAACAGGACGACCATTGGTACCCTTGTTGATATAAGTACCATCGCTCAGACGGTTGCTCTTAGAGAACAACAGAGCGGTCTCCTCTCGCTTCTTCCACTCACGCAGAGCCTTCCAGTACTGATAGTCAGACCAGAGATAAGAGCTCTTACCAGTCTCGGGATCCTTCAAAGCGATAGCCAGTACAGTGCTGTAAGCATCACCGGTGATGTCGTAAGACAGACGCAGAT